CCTTCTGGAAATCCTTTTGCCAGTAATCCTGTAACAGCATTAACCATTTCTGGAGCCGCCGCTTTGACCCTTACCATGGTTGCTTCAATCTCAGAGTTAGAAATTAAACGTAATTCTCTTGCGTCTGCTACTGCTTGAAGTTCTGCTTTAACTTGATCTCTCTGCATACCTGTCAATTTTGATAACTGGTCCAATCTCAATAGGTATTCTTGTGAGCCTGCCACCAACTGTGAATTGCTCATTGATTGAGATCTACCCAAACTGGTTTGTAATTCTAGATAATCAGTAAAGCCTTCTGTGATATCTTCCATGGAAAATCCAAGACCTGTGATTTGTCTTCTAAAATCACTCTGCAGAAGTTCTGCCATTATCGTATTGAATCTTCTAGCACCTGTGCCTGCGTCTCCACCGAAACCAGCAAGTGCTGTGTTGGCACTCATCAATGCCTGCGCCAACCTTGTCATGTCTATGCCGGCGTCGCCTGCTATACGTCTAAAGTCACTGACTGTTTGAGTTGTGTTGGCACCTATCTCTGCCAAGTTTCTAAATGTGTCAACGTTTTCAAATACTCTTGCCGCTAGGTCGGCTGTGAATGTTAAGATTACTTTGTTTAAACCTGTGGTGCTGTGTGCCAGTTGATTGAATCCACCAACCAATCCATCTGCTCCATGGGTCAGAGATTCAAAGCCGGCTCTTGTTGCGTCGTAAACTTTTCTGAATACCTGAAGTCCTTTGCTGGATTTTTTGGTTTCTTCTGTGAACTCACGTTGAGCACTACTTCCGCCACCGCCACCGCCTCTAGAACCACCCAATGCCTCCAGTATTTTTTTGGCAGTTGCTTCGCTGGCTATTCCGCCATTATCCACCGCTTTTTGTAAAAGTTCGTCAACTGTTGCCATTATTTGATACCAAAATCCTTGTTACTTGTATTTAATGCCAATCATTAAGTACGCATTTAATATGCCACACTAAATATTAGCAGTTTAAAAATTAATAAACAATATTTATTGGAGATTGAATGTCACAAGAACAAATAGGTACAAATAGTAATCCACTTAAAAAGTATTACAGACAACCTAAACAGTTTATAAAATTGCCGAGCGGATATAAATTTTATCCAAAAGGATCTATACAAGTTCCTGAATCTGGAGAAGTTGCTGTGTACCCTATGACAGCAAAAGATGAAATGCTGTTGAAAACTCCAGACGCATTATTAAACGGTGAAGCCACAGTGTCAGTGATACAGAGTTGTATTCCAGCAATCAAGAATGCCTGGGCAATGCCTTCCATAGATTGCGATGCCGCATTGATGACAATCAGAATGGCAACTTACGGAAACAAGATGACTGTGCCAATCACAGTGCCAGGCACAAAAATTAAAAAAGATTTAGTGTTGGATTTACAAGAAAGTTTATCTACAATATTGTCAGCACAATACAATGACACGTTCTTTTACGAAAACATGGAAATAAAAACAAAACCATTAACATACAAAGAATTCACAGAGAGTGCGATACAAACTTTTGAACAACAAAGGATTCAAAAAATTGTGGATGACACTAAAATGAACGATGAAGAAAAAATTAAACAGTTTCAAATCACTTTTAAAAAATTAACTGAATTGAGTGTGGGCATGGTGGCCAACACAATAGCATCAATCACAGTGGATGGTGAGACTGTGACAGATGCCAAACAGATAAAAGAGTTTTTGGAGAACACAGGCAAAGAATTTTTTAACGCAATCATGGAACATCTAGAAAAAAATAGAGAAGCATTCCAATTGAAGCCTCAAAAAATAAATTCTTCTGAAGAAGAAATCAAAGAGGGAGCACCTGCTGAATATAAAATTCCAGTTGCTTTTGATTCCGCAAATTTTTTCGTATAAAGATAGCAACACTCGACACATCTGAGATCCTTCAACTTTCCACAGAAATGGAAAATGAAATAAAAAACTTCAAAGCAGACTTGTTCAAGTTGGCATGGTTCATGCGTGGCGGACTGACATTGGATGATATGTATGCCACTTGTCATGAAGACAGAGAAGTGATGGGCGGTGTAGTAAAAGACAATTTAGACACAGCCAAAAAGACAGGACAACCATTTTTCTAGTACAAGGCACTATATATAAAGTGTACAAAATACCAGCACACACGGTGTCTAGAACCAAATAGCAACATTTAATCAATCACACTGCACTTCTAAATAAATCACATATGCAAGTCTACACACAAATTGTACGACCCCAGGAGTTGGATGAGGATGACCTGTGGATTCCTTGTCTTACCACAGCCACCGTTAAACATTCACCTGCTGAAAAGCAACCTTTGATCATCACACACATCGAAGCAATCAATCACTATGAACACAGTCTAGCAAAACTGGTGGATCAGAAAGTGTATGCTGTGGGTTCCAAGACCTATGACCGACTGGTGGAGGCAGGCTTTGCCGCAGACAATATTCATTGGCGACACAGAGCAGACGAATTAAAACTGCGTGCCAAAAACATAGGCCCAATGACTTGGCTCCACGGAGACAAGTACGCCAGAGATTTTGGCGCCATACCAGAAGTCACAGCCATTCAAACATATGAATCAAAACCTGATGACAAAGCCATCAGACAGATATTGAAATTGGAACCTGATGTGATTCATGTGTATTCAGATGCTGTGTTGAAACAGTTGGAGATTAGAAACTGGAGTCACACCAAATTGAAACACGTTGCGTCAGCGGAACCTGATCATTCTGTGTGGTTAGATTGTGAATCATTTGATCCTAATGTTTAAGAACGACTCACGTCGTTCTGCTTTTCGCTTACGCTCAAGCATTTAAGCAATTACATAACGAAGTTATGTGTCGCATCATGCAGACAGTTGATCCATACTTCACCCAGTAACGGGAAAAGTATGAAGCCATCATGCGAGACTAGCCTGCCATTTTGTGAAAGGAACTTTTGTACGGAAGCGGTGACCCGCCAACTCCCTATTCCAGACTTCATTAGTCACGGGCAACTGACCCACCCTTCACAAACAAAGTGAGCAGTTGTGATGTTGTATCTTTTTCACAGAGCATCTTCTTTTGTGCCTTTAGTTAGCACTCGACTTGCAACTCAGGATTCACCATTGTGTTTCAAACGCACTTCCTGGATCTACGATCAATTTGGTTGCTATGTTAAGCCTTGTTGTAATTTTTTAATTCTTCTTTTAGGATTCGGGAACCACCAACTCTCACATTGATGATGCCATTGTAGTAATCATCGGATTCTAATACTCGCCTTTCGAACTGTTCTCGAGCCTCGAGATAACTCATTACGCCTCTAGTGTTGCAGATGTATAATATTTCCCTAGTAAATTTGTCTTCGCCTAATTGTGCCACGTCAGCAAGTAAATGATCCGAAGAACCCCAATAGTCCTTCCAGTCCGATTCAACTTTGCTTCTACGTTTGTTTATCCTGCCCTTGAGTGGCGGACGTGTCTTCTTGAATTTTGCTAATTTTTTGCCAACATATCTTTTACCGTTGGTTGTGTTTGTGATTAGATACACAAATCCTTCGCAGTCTTCTGGCAGTGTGTCTATTGTTTTACCTTGATAAGTCCATGGCATATGGACATACTTACTGATTATTTTTTCCGCTCTTGCTGTTTTTGGATCTTGGACACTTGATACTGTGCTTCAAGTTCTTTACGTCTTTGACGTGCCAAAATTCTAATTTCCGCTAGTGCCTTTCTAGCGGCTACTTTGGTAGCGAGGCTTCGCCTCTCAGCAAACAACTCGTTTGCCTTGAAATACTCCATGTATGCCTTGGTCAGTTTATCGTGAGTATCATCTTGAATGGTCATAAGTTTCCACGTCATTAGCATATGCTGTGAAGCCGTTCTCTTTCACCACTTTCAACACATTGTTAACACGTCCCATTAATTCGTCTTTGTGCGATATCAAGAATATGTTCTTGCCTGCTTCTCTGCTCATTTTTTTCAAGATAGCCAAACTGCTTTCTACACCTGCTGAATCCATTCCTGAATCTATCAATTCATCTAAGAATAGCAAGTTGATGTTTTGATACAAGTTTTCCCATACATCTCTGAATGCAAAACTTAATCCCAATATCAATCTGTTACGTTCACCTCTACTCAAATTATCAAAATCCAACTCTTGTCCCAGTTGAGTGATCTCCACACTCAAATCATTTTTGAATGTGACCAAGTGTGGAAGACCCAATTGATCCAAGTAGTGAGTTAACCTGTTGTTCAAGAAGGTTAAGTTTTGATCAATTATTTTTTTCCTTATGAAGGAATCTTTGTTTGTGAGCAGTTTGTATAAAAACTCTTGATGCTCTTTCAACTTCTGTAATGTGTTGGCAGTGTCCCAATTTATTTCTTGTACTGCTTGATTTTTTAATTCTTCTATTTGATCTAGATATGGATTTGTTTCTTCCTGTTTATTTTTGAGTGCTGTTTTGATTGAGTCTACATACTGTCTGTGATCATATGCTTCTTTAATTGTGTCATAGTATGTGTTTGGTCTTTGATCTAAATCTCCCACTGCTTCAATGTCTTTTGTGGTTTGTTCCAATTGTTCTGCCAACTCCATCACATAACTGTTGGATTCACCATATTCTATTTCTAATTTTTTCTGCATTTCTTCAATTTTGTCATCTGGGAGATCCTGTCCACAAGCATAGCAAGTGGCTTTGTGATTTAATTTTTCTAAATCTTTGTGTAATTTTTTTGCTGTTTTGTCCGCTTGTTCTATTGTGCTTTCTAAACTGGCTCTGTCTTTCTGTAATTGCCTTAGCACATCATTTAGTTTTGTCCAATCTTCAAGTTTTTGATGTGCTTCTAATTCAGAATCAATGTTTACACTTTGTAATTCTTTTAGATTATTTTCTAATTTTTCAATATCTGTTTTGTTTTGATTGTGCCAAGCACTGCTTTTGTTGGTTAAACTGTGAATTGTTTCTTCAACTTTTTGATTGCTAATTTTCAAACCTTCTAATCTTGCTGTTTCAAGTGCTATGTCTTCTTTTGAACGTTTGATGTGTGTTTTCAAGATGTCTGCTTTTTCAGACAACAGTTGAATTCCTAACAGGTTTTCAATTATTTCCTGTTGTTCATTGTTGTGTAAACTTAAAAAAGGTTGTGTGTATGTGTTAAGTGCCACAATGTGTTTGAACATTTTTGGATTCATTCCAATCATTCTGTTCAAGTCTTCCTGCGTTTTACGGGAATCTCCTTGACTGACATCTGAAAGTTCTTGCTCTTGGTCATCGATGTAGTATTTCATTACATTTGGCTTTCTACCACGTTCTACTCTGTAGTTTACTCCATCTTTTTCAAATGCTATTGTGACCAACATACTTTTGCCGTTGGTTTTGTTCACAAGATTATCTTTACGTATTTTTGTGAGTGCTTCTCCATACAGTGCGTAACTCAGTGCGTTTACTATGGTTGTCTTACCTGTACCATTACGCGAACCCGCATCATCACCGCCCATGTCTAAATTTTCACCCAGTACCAATGTTAAAAGTTTTTGCTGAAAGTCGATAGCCTGGGTTTGATTGCCCACACTCATAAAATTTTTAACTGTAAGTGTTTTAATTAGTATCATTGTTTAGGTCTCTAAATATTTTTAGTAAAACAGATTTATCATATGCATCAGATTCGATTGTTTCAATTTCTTTTGACACAATTTGATCAACACTTTCAAACTTGGTAATGTCTAATTCTGTGTTAATCTCTTCTTCTTTTTTGCTAGGAATCAAAGTGATTTCTCTACAATCATATTTTTTCATGAAAGTTTCTTTGATATAACTGGCTTCTTCAAAACTTATATCAATATCCAGTGTAACTCTTAGATGCATTTTGCTTTTCATTATTTCATCTGTTTTGTCCAGCAGTGTGCTTAATTTTACATTTCTGTATTTAGGACAGTTGCCCCAATTGAAATACACAGGCTCTTTTCCATACTCTAATATCATCATGCCACGTTCATCATCATCAACATCTGCGTAGTTGTGTGGGAAAGGGTTTCCTAAATAATGAATATTGTTTTTAACTTGTCTTTTGTGAAAGTGTCCAGAGAACACATATTCTTGTTTTTTAAAATCGCTTGGTCTTAATTCTCCTGTATCTGGCATTTCTACCATAGCATTCATAAAGAAGTTAGGCAGTTCAAAATGACCAAACATATATTTGCATTCCATGTTGCCAACTTTTTTCCATTCATTTCCTACTAACCAAGGCACTAATATAGTGTCATCAATTTTTGTTATCTTGTTCACCATTGTGATGCCAGGAATAAATCTTCCGAACTCTGTGGATTGGATGTCTCTGCTGTCTTTGTAATATAGATCGTGATTGCCTGGAAAGAAATAAAAGTTGTCAAATGCTTTCCCTAGTTTTTCTAAACATCTAATGGAAGCATCCATAGTGGTGATGTTCACACTGTTTCTGTTGTGATGCCAATCACCGCAAAACAGTCCTGTTTCACAACCATGTTGTTTGGCTAAATCAATGTACCAATCTACAAATTCTTCACAATCATCGTTGTGTAATTTAGAGTTGGATTTTAATCCGAAGTGTATATCGGTAAAAACTGCTAATTTCTTGAACAAAATAATCTCCTACTTTTCTTTAGAATAACTGAAAATGTTAAATTTGTCAACTACTTTTTTGTTCGTTTACTGACTTTTGTCTTTGGAGCCGACTTAGGTGCAGGTTTTGGCATACTGGCATCACCGGAAGTTTGTCTGGTCATACTCGGCATCATGTTGTTAAGTTCTAAAATATCATCTCTAATGTTTTGATTTCTTTTTTCGATATTAATAATTCTCACAAATGAATTAGTAACTGCCGCTGTGTAATAAGCAAACGGATTGTTAGATTTGCTTTCATCAAACTGTAAACCAATCTGTGCTAATTGCAGTATGGCTTGACCCTGCATTTCATCATTGTAGGTGTAACCTCTCACGTTACCTCTTGTACCATATCTCTCACACAACTTCATCCACATCCTTGCCAATTCGTTTGTGGCTCTGCCGGCATCTTTGTTAAATTTGCCGTTTTCCATTCCACCATCCCAATGGCTTTTGCCCACACAAACCAAGTTGCCTTTTTTATCATATTTCCAATGCTGGAAGGGAGGAAAGTTGACTTTAACTTTGCCATCAGCAACTGTTTTTGGATTCTTTTTTCTGCCAGGTTCGTCTGGGATATGCTCAAAAGTCATCACTCTGAAAACTACATCATCTTTATCAATTGACCTATAATCCACTTCGCAGTCGCTCAATTTTGTTTTTGGATCTATTTGCTTACGTTGTTCATAGGTTTGTTGTGTAAGTTTTTTGGCTTTGTTTCTTTTGGCTTGGGCCACAGTTCTAATGTTTATGGCATCCACATTGTTCACAATCAAGTTGTATGTGCTGTATGCTTCATCCACAAAACTACAGAAACTGCTTTTAGACTTGTGAATTTCGGCTAATAGGTCTCTGTTATTAAGATAATTGACTTTTTTCATTAATATTCCTTGTTATATATCTCTCCATTATAAACTACTCAGTTAATTTTGTCAATAAATAAATGCAAGGATACAAAATGGACAAGTATAACAAAAATATATTAGCAGGTTTCGACACCCTAAAAGACATTGGTCAAGAAGTACAGAAAAACGTGTCTGGCTTTTTAGATACAACACTGGACACAGCAGGAAAAACCCTAGAAACAATATCTTCATTTGCTTTTGGCAAAGACAAAAGACTTAGAAACAGCAGTTTAAAATTCTCAGGAGCAACTGTTGACACTGCAATGAAAAATCTCTCAGTACTGTACAA